CCTATTAATAAGGAAAAACAAAGATTATATAGAAAAAAATATTATTCTACTAAAGAAGGTAAGGCAAAAATGAATGCTAAAACTAATAAAAGGAGAGCAGCTAAATTTAATGCAATTCCTAAATGGTCTAATTTAGATAGGATAAAAGAAATATATAAAAATTGTCCTAAAGGTTATCATGTAGATCATATTGTGCCACTTCAGGGTAAAAATGTTTCTGGACTTCATGTTGAAAATAACCTTCAATATTTGATTGCTAGTAAAAATATAAGTAAAGGTAATAGATATAGTGAATGAATATGTATGGTGATATAAGAACCTGTATTAAATGTAAAAACAAAGCTGATGTAGTTGAGAAAGGCAAAGATTATTGTGCAGAATGTTGGTTTAAATATTTTTCTGGTGAAAGCATTGAAGAATATGAAAAAAGGGTTAAACAATTAGATCAAGTCAGAAATGATAAAAATAAAACTAGAACCTAACGAAGTAGAACTAGCCTTAAATATTGCTGCCAAAAGATATATTGGTAATTTAAAGATGGGTAAAACCTTTTCTTATGGTTACACTAAAGGAATTAAATCACAACTAACAGATGGCATCTTAGGAACTTTAGGAGAGGTTGCTTATGCAAAGGCAACTAATAGCTTTTATAATGGTTCTTATAGTGATGATAACCAATTCTATTCAGACTCAGACTTTCAAAACAATATAGAGATAAGAACCCAAGAAAAAAAATCATATAATTTTTTACTAATAAGACCTGGAGAAAAGAAAGGTACTTATATATTAATCATTAAAGACAATAACGAAGATTTTAATTTTAGTATTATGGGTTCATTTATTTATAATGATGATCTACCACCAGAAAAGCTATCAAATTTTGGCTACCAAGATAGACCTGCTGCATATAAAATAGAATTAAAAGAACTTAAACCAATGGAGGAAGATGTCGGACAAGATAAATTTTAAATTATTTAAACCTTTTGGCTCAACAGTTGCTAAAGCAGTTATGCCATTAGAACTAATGAAAGACTTTCAAAATGATTTAAAACAAATAAGACAAGATAAAGAAAAACAAAAGAACCATGATTGGTCTAAAAAGTTGGTAGGTCATGTAGATTCAGAGTATCTAATATCACCAGAGATTATGCTTAAATGGAAACAAAAATTCTTTGATCCTATTATTAATACTTATGTCAAAAATCATATAGAACATAAAATTAAATCAGTTTTAATTAATTCTGCTTGGTATGTAATATCAAAACCTGGAGATTATAACCCTTGCCATACTCACACAGAATATGTTCATGGTAATTATCATTTAAGCTGCGTAGGTTATTTAAAAATTCCTAAAATGATTTCAACAACCAATGCAAAAGAACATAATGATTTTTCAGGTCAGACAGAGTTCATAGAAGGATCTGAAAATATGTTTAATAATAATTCTTATAGAGTTATGCCTGAGGTTAGGGATTGGATATTATTTCCTAACTCACTATCTCATGTTGTTTATCCATTTAATACAGATGATAAAGATAACGAAAGAATCTCATTTAGTTTTAATGCAACCATAATATTTGATAATGATAAACTCTCAAATTGAATATAATTTGTATAATTTATTGACACTTTTTGTATTAATTAATAAATAGAATCTATGAAAACAATTGGAAAAGAGTGGAGCAAAAAAGGTGAAGAAGGTGGCTGTTTTACAGCAGATCATTTATCACCTTCGCAGCTCAATAAAAGTTTAGATATTTGGTTTAATGACTATGTAATATTAACTGCTAAAGAAAGAAAAGCCTTATTAGGTAACTTAAACATGGATATAGGAGCAATAGTAGGTCAGGCAGTACAGGATATTATTGTTCATAAATTAACACTTGAAGAAGTAATGAAAGGTAAAAAATGACAGATACTGTAATGATGGAACTTGCAAAGATGCAAACTAAAATTAGAACTTATGAGAATAATGAAAAGAAACATATTGAGCAATTACATTTAAGGGATAATGAAATATCAAAACTTAATAAAGAGTTAGATTTATTAAAGTTAAAAGATCAAATGGTTGCTAAGAACCAAAGCTATTTAGAAGCTAAAGTACAGAAAGATGTAGATCAAATTAAAGAAAACCAAAAGATACAAATGAAAGGAAAAAATGAAACTAAAGCCACAGACGACAGAAGAAAAAAGTAAGGGAGGGTTCAAAGAAAGAAGAAAGGAATGTTTAACAAGTGCTAATAAAATTCCAACTGTTGATATTAAAGGTAAAAAATATTCTACAGTTAATGAAAGACACAGACACCTTTTGCAATATTTCCCTGAAGCTAGATTTAATGAAGAAATACTATTCCATGATAATGACAGAGTTGTCGTTAAAACCGAACTATATATTTCTGATACTATTTATGCTGTTGGTCATGCAGAAGAACATAGAAATGCTAATTTCATAAATAAAACAAGTGCTATGGAGAACTGTAGTTCAAGCTCTTTGGGAAGATGTTTAGCAGCATTTGGTCTATCAGGTTCAGAATATGCTAGTGCAGAAGAATTAGTAAATGCCTTAAATAATCAAAAGGGATCTACTCAACAAGTTTCAATTAAAGATACAATTAAAAAGCAAACAACAGAAACCAAGTTGACAGCTTTGTATTCCGATTGGAAGAAACAAAATGATTCAATAGAAAAAGACTTTGAATCACAACAACAATCAATAAAAAAAAATGGAGGACAAAATGTCAGACAATGGTAGTGGTAAGCAAAAGGATTGGGTATTATTTCCTTATGATGCCAACAATGAAAAAGCCATCAAAATTGATTTCTCAGGAAATGTAAATTTAGATAGCGGTAATAAAGGAACTATTTTAGGTGTTAAAGGTAGCAGCAAAGATGGTAATACTAAGTTTGTTAAAGTGTTTGCTCAAGTAGGAGTTCTATTCAAAGGTGATGATAAATTTACTGGCGAAATGAATTACTCTGAAGCTGGTGGACATAAAGGTTTAATTGGTTGGATTAATGAATCAGGTAATATTTTATCTGGTTATAAAAACGATCCTAGACCTAAACAAGCTAAACCTCAAAGCAAAGAAATTCCTTTCTAGTTGAAAGTAGTTTTTTTAATTTTAGTTATATACTCAGGTGAGGGTAATTTAAAATATGAAAAGATACCTTTTGCATATTCTTTGTTACCCATCACTTGTGATGAAATGTTTGAAAAAAATGTTAAGTATGTTGAGAACCCAGATTATACAGAGGGAAATGGACAAGTTTGGATGCTAACTAAATATAAAAATCAAAATGTAGTAGCTCATTACTGCAAAGATAGTGAAGGAAATTATGTCAGATAATGTAAAGTTTATAAGTGAGATAGAAAGATTATTAAAACAAAAGCAAGATGACTATGGAGAATTTGACCATACCTCTTATGTTATGTCAGGAATTTTAGAAAAATATTTATCAGTTCATAATAATTGTGAGGTCAAAGTACCTTTAAAATTATTTGGTATCTTTATGATTTTTTTAAAACTTTGGAGAGTTATGCAATCAGAAAATTATAAAAAAGATAGCTTTGATGACATCAATGGCTACTCAGAATTATTAAGGAGGTTAGTAATAAATGAACAAGAAAAGAGGTAAAAGACCTATGACTCCTAAAATGCTCAGACTATTGCAATATATTAAAAATTATAGTACAAAACATGGATATATGCCTACTTTTTTAGAAATGGCTAATGAAATGGGTTATAAAAGTAAAAATTCAATCAGTTCGCTAATTGAAAAGCTAGAACAAAGAGATGAGATTAAAAGAGATTACTCTGGTTATAGCAGAAATATAATTTTGAATGGTTAAAGTTTTAAAAATATCAAGTTTAGAATTAGCAGTTGATTTTGAAGAAATTTTTGATGGTGCTAGTGTTGAAGAAGCTACACAAAAAGCACATAATCAAAAAATGCCTAGTGAGTTTGCAAAAGCAAGTATCACCGATAACAAACTTATTAGTGCAAAAATTAAATTAATCGGTGAGGAGAATAATGGCTCTAAGTAACAGTAATGTTAGATTGTATGCAAAGCTAGACAAAACTCATAAAAAGATAATGGGTGGAAAAGAAAAGGGTCGTCAATGCGTACATACTTTGCAAAACTTTAAAGAGTATAATCAACTCTTTAGAAGAATAGTTGAAGCAGAGAACAAAGATGCTAGATTTTTATATACTTAATTAAGTATATATAAAAAGTTGCATAAATACTTAGGGGTACTATACTCTAAATTAAAGGAAGGAACACAATGAAACTATCAAATAAAGCTAAGAAAAACTTTGAAGAAGATAATGAGTTTTACATTAAATTAGGTGAAAGATTAAGACAAGCAAGAAGAACTAAGGTTAATGAATTTACTGGTAAAGAAACTATTATTCCATTAACTAAAGTTGCTAAAGCTCTAAAGAATACATATCAACAAATAGGTAAATATGAAAAAGGTGAAAACAGAATACCTTTAGTAAATTTAGTCAAAATAAGTAAATTTTTAAAAAAACCATTAAGTTATTTTTTAGATGACTACAATGAAATAGATAAAGTTGCAGAAGAATTTAATATAGCTTACGAAAAAGAAAGAGATAACTTTTACAAAGAGCATCAAAAAACATTAGGTACTAAATAATGTTTGTTTCTGTTCAAGAAAAGCTAGATAAATTAGTTGCACTTACACCTGATGACCAAGAAAAGTTAAGTCATTATAAAAGTATAGTACCAGCTATGATTGCTAATTGTCATAAGGCTCACCAATCAATACCAGGTTGGGAGTCTTGTAAGCCAGAGATAGAGGCATTTAAATGGTTTGATGGTATCAATATTCCTGTTCATGGTTACATAGATTTAAAAGGGGATAAGGTTATTATTGAAGATAAATGTAAAATGCCAAGAAGGGGGATCGTCAAGAAAGATGGTACTAGGTCTTGGTTTCCAGGTAAATTACCTGATAGACCTTCACCCTATAATTTATTACAAGTAGATTTTTATTGGTCAGTATTTGAAGTTCCTGTTTATCTTTGTTATGTCAATGAGAAAGAATTTAGAGTTTATCATGCAGATAATTGTGATGAACTTAAACCAGAGAATATTAAGAAAAGAATACCTAGAATAATACAAAGAGCTAAAGTAAGACAAAACTTAATGAAGATCAGTAATGATCCAAATATTCTTAAAGATTACATCCAACCAGACTTTACACACATGTTTTGGAATAGTGATGCTAACGAAGATTATTTAAACAATGCTAAGAAATTTTGGGGATATTAAAAAATACCTAAAAACCCAAAAACAACTAACATTGTCGCACCTAAAATAAACTACCCTAAAAGTTCAATCGTCTATTCTTCAATAAAAGTTTTTTTTCTAAAAATTTTACAAAACTCAATATGATATAATGAGTTATAAAAAAAAATAAGGAGGAAAAATGACTTATGAATGGAAACACCCTAGCTACTATAAAGAGTTAGCTAAGTTGCGGAAAGAGTCAGAACAAGAAGAACAAACTAATGAAGATGGAAAGGAGGATAAAGATGAAAGGGAGTAATCATTTAGAGGATTTGATTAAAGACAATTGGGAGTCTATTAAAGATTGTAGAAATCCAATGGATCAAGTTATGCTTTCAGTTGATATGGTTTATCAAAACGAACTTAAAAATTGTAAACCTAATGAGAAAGTACAAATTAAAATAAAACAAGAAAATGGAAACATTGTCATTCATGGCAAATGCGTTCCTAAATAATAAGTATAAAGGCAGTCTGAAATATGGCTGCCTTACCAATCAAAATTAGTCTTAGGTTTAGCATCGTTCTCTTTAACGCAATCGTAGTGAGCATTTTGATATTGATATTTATTTCTTACTAATCTTCCAATTGGAATAAATGAATCTTCTGAGGTCATAGATTGATTGCAGTATTTACATTTACCTACATCAATAATCTTTTCTTTCCTAACCCAAGTCTTATTAGGTCTTGGCATAGTTAGGTTTCTTTCCTTTTCTTGATTTTCTCTCTGCTGTTTTCTTTCTTGAAACTGCTGCTCTCCTCTGACTTGCAGTCATGGATCTAGCTTTAGATGACTTTACGCACTTAGGATAGTTCTTTCTTTTCTCACCTTTTGATCTTCCACATGGAGGAAAACCACCACCTCTTTTGGGATTAGCAATGTCCACCCATTTCTCTGATGTCCATTTTCTTAAACTCATTTCTTTTTCTTTTTCTTCTTAGGTTTTATTCTACCTGAACATACACCACTAGCATACATATTAGCATAAGCCGAAGGATATACTTTAAACTTTCGTTTAGCTGCTCTTTTACCTTTTGCACATAGTTTAGCCATGTCTTTTTTGTACTGAGAACTTAGCAGTTCTAACAGCTCCTTTATGTGGTTTGTAAGTACCTTTCATTAGTTTATATCCTTTACCAGATTTCATCCAATGAAAACCTTTTGGTGGTTTAATTGATTTCATCATACTTTTTTCTTTTTCTTCTTTTTAAGTTTAGCAAAATCAGCACCAGTTATTCTATCAAATGGTGCAGCCATTCTAGCTATCTTCATTTGTTTTTTACTATACTTTTTGTTTTTACCTTTAGGCATAATTTTTTAACCCTCCAACATTCCCAGCTGACAAGCAGCTACTCCTAATTATTAATACTTTTTCTTTTTAGTTTTCTTCTTACTTTTTTTCTTTTTATCTTTTTTCTTTTTCATATACATAGTTTTCTCCTATTGTTACCATTTTTTGCAAGACCAATATCTAGCAGAAAATACATCTTTAGCACTAGCACATTTATGTCTAGCTCTAAAACTCTTTCGTCTAGCAGGGTTAGACTTTTTAATAGTCATGTTTGCATCCCCATATCTAATTATCTTTTCTTTGCCACCTTTACAAGCCTTGACTACAAACTTTTTGCCACCCTGAACTTGTCGTTTAGGTCTGTTGCATTTCATTTTAGACTTGTTTATTGCCATGTCTTATAGCCTTCTTTATCCTTAGTAAGAGCTTGACCTCTAGGATTTGGCGACCAAGATACATGAATCCATCCACTATTAATATCTGATTCATCATAATACTCTAAGATGATTTGATCGTAGGGTAAGTTCTCAATTATATGTCTAAATACTTTTTTATTATCTACACCAGGTATTTCAAAGTCAGCTGCTGCACATTCATTAGCACAATGTTGTGAGGTAGATTTTGATCCTATAATTTCGCACAAAGCAGGTGATCTAAAACCAGAGGTAATCTTGATTGGGAGCTGAAAGTCCTCTCTAATCGGTTGTAAGATGGTCTGGCAAAGTTGTTTAAGGTTCTCTATTTGCTCTGCATTAGGTTCATTATCTATATTGTTTTTAAGAGCTGTTTGAGATTGTGTCATCTCTTTTAAGCTAAAGTTTTCAGTTAATTTCATCTTCATTTACTCCATTAAAATATTTATATTCATATTTAACTGCTCTGCAATCATGTTTTTTACGCATAGACTTTTGAGCTATTTTAAATTCTGTAGCCTTTTTTTCAGATTCAAAGATAACATTAGTAAACATACTATAGATATTATTATCATTTTTCCAAATAACACACCACATTAAGTTTGCTCAATCTTCTTACAAACAAAACTTACATAAAGCATCTCATCATTTACTCTTTGTTCACCAAAGTTCTTAATAGTTTCACCACCCACTTTATAACCATCTAATGCACAATTAAAATGAGATTGATATAATTTATCAATTTTTATAGGTGTCATGCAAGAATTATATAAAGATGAGCATAAAGTAAGTATTAACATAAATTTCATTATGGGTGTTCTAACATCATCTTGTTTGTTTCCTTTAAATCCTCAATTGTTTTGTTAGCATCCTCTAAATCTTTAGATAGATGTTCAAGTTTTTGTAAGCACCTTTTATTAGCACTATCTTTGGACTTGGAAGAATCTTGAAGCTCTGCGACCTCTTGCTTTAATATTCTAACCTGTTCCTTATATTCGTTTATTATTTCTAAACTGTCAGACATTATTTCTTTTTAAATGTAGATACACCTTTTATACCAAGTATCGTACTAAAAGCACCAACTACAAGTGCTTGATAAAACATTGGTAAATTTGCAAACTTATCAAAAAAAATATCTATCTTTGCTTGTATATTAGGATCATCACTAAACACAGACCATGCTAATAAAAGCAGAGGAATTGAAATTAATATGAGACAGAACTCATCTTTCCAATCTCCTTTATGGCTATCAATAACAGCTCTTTTAAATTCAACCTCACCATTAGCCATTCGTTCAGCTAATTTTAATTCTGCTACTGATTCTAATTCTTTTGTCTTTCTTCTATTGGATGCAATAGACATTCCAGTCTTAATCATACCTGGAACTAATTTAGCTGCTAAGTTTAACCACATAATTTACTCCTTTATTCTAGTACTAGTTTCTTAATTGACTTTGATCCATCTATGTTTGACTCTAACTCAGCCATTGACTTAATACATTGGTATTGAATATTATTATTCTTATTAGATCTCATTGCAACCCTTTTTCCTTTAAGGCAATCAGACATAGATTCTTGTATTCTGTGTTCTTTAATCTCTCCATTTACAATCATAAGTAAGGCTATAATTAACTCCATTAATGTGCTGTCTTTCCGTTTGCTCTAACTTTATCTTTTAAATCCTCAATATCTTTTAATGCTTTTTCTAATTGATCTCTTAAAAACTCTATATTTACTTTGTTAGTCATATTCATCTCTTGAGTTTCTTCCATTTTTTCAACAGACTTATATAAATCTTCCAATAAAAAATGTTGCTCTTGATCCACAGGTACTTGTTCTGATTTTTTGAGCAAATCATTTTCAAATAATTCTCTTGAGGTTTCCAGAGATACTAACCTTGATGTTAGTTCTGTATATGCAAACACACCCATTGCTACAAGAATTATAAGACTAGCAACTGTTTTCATTGGCATTTGCACAGCTGCCGATTCTGATATATTTAATGGTTTATCTTTCATATTGGTTTCACACAAAGTGCTAAGAATACAAAACCTAAAATCAACATACCTGTAAAGTAATAGTTCATGCTTATCCTCATAAATTATTTAGCTACTTTGCCTTTGTTAATACCTTTTTTAATTACATATTCTTTAGTGCCATTTGCACCATGATTTACTTCTTTTTTAAGATTTATAAATAGTTGCATTTCTTTCCATTTCTTTTGGCTATCTTCAGAAAACTTACTTAATATTTTAGTATCTCTCATTTTTTTTTCTTTCTCTTTTTAAGGCTAGGATCGTCAGATATAAACTTATCAAATAGATAACCAAAGAAATTATCTATTACTCCAAATAATCTATAAATAATATTATCAATCATAATCTACCATCATTAACTTTATGCCTAACCTTTTTTGTTCTTTGGTAGGACTTCTGTGAATTTTATATGAGCCTTTAGGCTTATCTTTAAGACTTTTACCTTTTTTATTTTTTCTAAAGGTATTTGTTTTTATGTCTATTAACTGTATTTTACCATTTCTATCTACGATTACAATGTCAAATGGACAGGCAGGATCTACTGATTTAGCAACAAAATAACCTTCTTTAGTCAGCTTTGCTATTGCTTCGTATTCTCCTACAGTTCCTTTTATTGATGTTTTTTTTTGTCTATCAGAGATTATTTGTTTATCTGATGGCAAGATATTATTTTATAAAGTAATTATATCCGCTTGTAATAACTGCTGATATGGCAAGTAATATCCATATAGCACCCTTTCCCTTGTTAATGTCTGCTCTAAGTGATTTAGTTTCATCCTTGAGTTCCTTTACCTCTTTAACTAAAAAATCAATCTTTACTTCTGTTGCAGATTTTCTTGGCATAATATTATCTTCTTATAAATCCTTGTGGAGCTACAGGAACATTTAAAGGTCGTCTGTATCTATCTATTAATTGATTTATACCAACTGTTTCTGCTGCTGTAACAGTTGGTGTTGCAACTCTTTCTGCTCCAGAAACCAATTCTTCTTGTATTAATTTTTTAGCAGCTTTTTGACCAACAACATCTCTAGCTCTATCAAAAGCACCTCTTGCAGCTAGTAATCCTTGTATGTTTGCAAATTTAAATCCAAAGATACCTATTAATGCTCTACCAGTTTGTTGTATAATTCTTGATAATGCAGATGCAGTATTTGAAGCATTTACTAAATCTCTAGGTTTAAAAGTTTTTCTAACTTCTCTTACAAAATCATCAATTAATCTTAACTCATCTGGATCATATAATTGTTTTAAAACATCATTATATTTTTGTCTTGCAGTTGACCATTGATTTACAAATTTTTGAGGATTAAATATTCCATTACGACTAGAATCTCTTATTAATTTTTCAAAAGCAGAAGTTCTTAAAGATTGAAAATCTGCACTTTTTGTAGCTAAATCAGACACATCTTGACCTGCTTCAGCACCAAAAATATTTTTTAATCTTTTAATAATAGTTAAAGAGCCTTGTTTTTGTCCTAATTGTGCAGAACCAAATATGTAATCAATAGCATTTAAAGGTGTAACATCAGGATCATTTAATATTTTTTGAACTACTTTACCTGCTCTATCATCAATTTTAATACCATTTTTTCTTATTGCATTTACACCAAACAACTTTTGTTTTAAATTAAATTTACTTCTAGCTTGTTTAATAGCATTTAAAGCAACTTCTTCTCCACTAAATAAAGCATTATCTATAGCGTCATCATAAAATTTATCGTACTCATTAATAATAGCAGTAAGATTTTTTTTATCAGTTGCATTTTTAGCAGTAGGAAATAATGCAGATATTTTTTTTCGTAAATTTTCAAATTCATTAAATGTAGTTACTGGTAATTTTTTCTTTTTTTGTGGTTTTACTTTTTTTACAAAATTATTTATAAATTGATTAGCTCTTATAGTTGAAGGTGTAAGTTCTTTATCAATAACATCAGTTGATTCTTTAATAGCTTTTTGTATAGAACTTGTTAATACATCGATGTTACTATCACCTGCATTAAATACTGCATCTTTATCAACCGCATTGTAAGCTGTAGTTACATTATCTGATGCTTTTTGAAATTCTTTTTGAACTGCATTTAAAACACTTTGACCTGCTGATTCTAAATCTTCTTTCGCAAGTTCACCTTTATTAAATTTATTAAGTAAACTTTTAGCTGATGTTTCTATATCAATGTTTTGTTGTTTTAAAAATTGTCTAGCAGCTGTTTGAGCTTCGCTACCATAAGCACCTTTACTAGCTTCAAATAATGCAGCTATACCTTCTTCCTCTCCTATAGCTTGAGATTTAGCAACTCTAAAACCAAATTTACCAGCACCTGCTTGACCAGCAGCTATATCTGTTTTTACACCTTTAGATAATTCATCGCTAAAACTTTGAACAAATTTTTCATCAAGATTATCAGGATCTATACCTGCATCTTTAGCTGCTTTTTTTCCTTTAGAATTTAAAACTAATTTACCATCAACTTTTGTTGAAAATTTAGGATTACCAACTAAAGATTTCCAAGTTTTTGCTGCAATAGGATTTATTGCACCTTCAAAAACTACTGGTACAGCAGTAGAAATAACTGCTCTAGTAACATCAATATCTTCTGATCCTAAAGGCTTAGTTGCAACATCTTGAGCAACAGAAGTTAAACCACCTGCTCCACCAGTATATACAGCTCTTTTTAATAAAGATTTACCTGCTGCTTTTGCTGCTGAAGAATATCCAGGTATATAAGATAAAATTTGAGATGTTGTTTGTAAAATATCTTGTTCTGATGTTCCAGGTTTATTTAAATAAAAAGTTTTACCATCTGGCATAGAAATTAAAATATTATCAAAACTATCTTTTAATATTTTACTCTCTGGAATTTGTGCTTGTATTATTTCTGCTTGTGCTTTTTGATTGGGATTTATTAATAATCCAGCTGCAATTTTAGCTGCACCTTTACCTTTGTATGCACCTATTTCTGGTAGTTCAGGATATTCAGTTCTTTTAGTTCCTGTAAAAAATTCTTTTATTGCACCTAATGATTTTTTAACTGTATTTTCTATTCCTTCTTCATTTTCTAATTTATTAAACTGTGTAATTATATTCTCATCTTCAACTAATTTACCAGGTTTTAAATCAATTTCTTTTTCATCTTCTTTTTCAAAAGCTGATAAAATTTTAGGATCTTCTACAATTTTCATAATTATATCCTATAGTTCGTAAATTTGATCGCCAATTTTTATATATCTTTTACCATTTATAGTCTTTACATTATTACCTTCTAAAAATTCTTGATCGTAATTTTTAGATAATGTAGATAAAGTTTTTCTTTCATCATCAGATATTAAAGGATTTTCTTTATGAAAATTAGATGTAAATTGTGACCAACTTTTACCACTTACTTTATCTTTTTTAGATAATCCACCATTTCTTTCCACCCAATCATTAGCTTCTTCATTATATTTTAAAGTAATTTCATTACCTTTTTTTTGTAAAGAAATATTTGCTGAAATACCTTCTTTAGACATATTTAAACCTGGATTAATGTCTTTAACAAATTGTCTTTCTCCATCTGAAATTGAACCTTTAAAATTAGATAAACCTTCTAATACCAATTTACCAGTAGTTGCACTTAAAACTTCAGCTGCACCTACATTTTGAAAATCAAAATTTAAACCAAATTCACTAGCCAATTTTCCAGCACTTGTTCTTAACTCTCCAAAATATCCTGTCTTTAAATCTGGTTGTTGTATTAAAGTTTCAATAGTTGCAATATTAGATTGATTTTTTATAGCAGATTCTGCTGCTGAATTTATTGTTGTAAATTTTTTACCAAATGCTTTTCCAATTTCTTTTTGTTCTTCTGTTTCTCCAGCTGCCATTAATGGTGTTTTTTTAGCAGGAGAATATAAATCTGGATTAGCCCTATATTCTGCTTGTGTAATAAGTTCTTGTTTACCTGTTTGTGTATTTGTAACAGCAAAGGGTTTAGATGCTTTAGGAGTCATTAATTTTTGTAGTTGTGCTGTTTGAGTTACAGCAGGAAGAAGTGATTCAAAAGGATCTTTACCTTTTATACCTTGACCATAGATAGCAGAACCTAATAAAGCAGCTTGAGGTATGTTACCTAATAGTCCACCACCTTGATTATTTGGTGTATTTAATAAACCTTGTAATTGCTCATATCTTTTTCTTAAATTGTCTATCATTATATTAATCCTCTTTTTTTCAAATAGTCTATGTTGAAAGGGTTGGCTGCCATATTTGTACTACTTAATAAGCCATATGGCTGTGCTGAGTAGCCAAACTGTTGACTTGTGGGTGTTATACCCAATATACTATTAACATTAGTTTTAGCATTATTATAGTCTGTTTGCAATTCAGAACTTAGTGGTGAACCTTGAGTCATATTCATATTATTAAAATATTCTTGAGCTACAGAATCAGGTCTAGTTAAATCTGGTCTTACAATATAAGGTGCATCTGGAGCTACTCTATTCATTAAATCTCTATCAGAATCACCTGTATTAAAATTGCTTGGTGGATTATATGAATCTCTACCTTGACCATATCCTAATGCAGAATTACCTAATACACCTCTTTGACCAGCTTCGTTAAATCCCATAAAGTTTTTTCTAGTAGAATAATCTCCTATACTTTTACCACCTGCCATTAAAAATCTTGCAGTCAGAGGTATATAATTTGGTAGATTTCTAAAGTTTTCTGCAAATGTTGCATCAGCTGGGTTATCAATTATATCTCCAGTTTCAGGATCAACAACTTTGTTACCCATTATATCTTCACCAGTATTGGGATCTTTAGCAATAATACCTGTACTATACATTTGACCTTTGGTCATAGTTTTACCATTAACATTAGCTAATGGTTCACCATATTCAGTATAACCTTTTTCTATTTCTTCAGGTGTAAAAGCACCAGATACAAATTTTTGTTCTCCTCTAGTGTCAGTAACTATACGACCATTTTCTACAGAGCCTACAGTAGATGTATCAGCACCTAATCTAGCTTCCGCTAATTTAGGATCTACTTGACCTTCTCCATATCCGATTGTTGTAGTGACTATATTTCCTTGAGAGTCAGCATAATCAATTTCATTATTACCTCTAATTTCATCATTACCTCTACTAAAAGAAGTATTTGAAACTCTAGTATCTGCTGCTGTGCTTATGCCTTTTTCACTAGATAAAGCAGCTTCCATTCCTGATACTTGCATATCATTTCCGCCACCTCCACCTGAATCTGAACCTGATCTTGAACCCATGTAATATCCTTACAAGATTATTGAAATTACGAATAGTACACCAAGAATAATAATATATTTAGATGTATTATTATCTATGTCTGTCTTAACATCGTAAATTATTTTTTTTATTTTATCCATTATAATAGTCCTCCTAATAAACCACCAATTCCACCGATAACCGCACCTGGAGCTCCGCCAAATTGTCCACCAACTAAAGCACCTCCTAACGCAGTTGAAAATGGATTAGATTGAGTTTGTTGTTGTGCAGTTGTTACTGGAAAACCAGATGCAATAGGTGTAGCAAAACTTGCATATTGTCTTAATGCTTGAGATGGAGCTAATTGTGCTTGTCTTTGAATATCTTCTAATTGTAAACCAGTCTGTAATACTGAAGGAGCTCTTGATGCAATACCTAGTTGTCTGCCTCTTTCAGTTTCGTACTGACCAAAAGCTAAAGGTAAAGCAGCTTGTGCTACTTGTGAAACTATTTGTTGTTGCGACATGGGAGAACCTGGTGTTCTTCCTGCTGCACTAAATTGTGATTGGACTCCTGTTGCTATATCAGCAGCAGATTTTTGAATCATTGGAGCTAAAAAAGGATTTAAATATTGACCAGATAAAGTATCTGCTAATTGTTGTTGTGATGCAGTACCTAATGCTTCTTGTTGAGCAAGACCTGTTAATGTTTGTTGAGTAGGTGCTACATAACCTGCTGCACCTGCACCTTGACCATAAATAGTTCCAGCTTCAGATAAAATTTGAGCTAATGCTGGTTCAGCTGGTGCATAAGGTGTAACCTGTTGTTGTGTAGTGTTTCCTCCTCCGCCTGATGACATAATTTATTTCTCCTGTTTTATTTCTTTTTCTAAAACTACATGGGTTCTTTTGTAGTCAAAGATTTTTAAAACTTTTTGCCAACCTGGTCTAGCAATTAGTTCCATCATTTCGCAACCTTCTTCTTTAGCAAAATTTTCTATCTTACTAATTAAGTGTTGCCACTTGTGTCTTTGTCTGCCAGTCATAATATAGATATGACAAACTTTACCAAATTTTCTTTTTATCAACTCAGTTACTACAACACCAAAGTATTTATTTGTTGTAATCTTTTGTTCTTTATCCCACAATACCCAAACTTGAAATTTACCTTGTTTGGCAAGATCATAAACAAAATCTGAATCGGTAAGTTGACTTGAATAAGCTAGAGCAGATTTAATATCTTTTTCTACCATACCCCAAACTTTATCAAGTTCTTCAATTGGTATTCGTACTACTTCCATAAATACATTAAAAAATACTTAATAACAATATATTATTACGCACTCTTTTCGTCAAATATTTCTACATAGCTAACAATACCTGCTATGTTATTAGCAGAGGCAGCTTTTACTTTTAAAGCATCTCCAGATTCTAAAACCATAGTACCTTTGACAAGATTATCTACTGTTTTAGATGATAAATTTATATGTGCTACTTCATGTTCTGCGTTAGATGCTGAACTATCTGTAGTAAAGGCTTCAACCTCAACTGCACCAGAATGAATATTAGTTATTTGAATAGATTTTACTAAAGCTGTTCTGTCAGTTGGACAGGTATATACAGTTGTCTTATCTGTAGTTGTTAGATCAAACATAGCATTTTTATATATATTAGCCATTCTTAGGATGCTTTACTTTAACTGCTTTTATAGCTTCATAGAACTCAAAGTATTGAGATTTTAATGCTGGGTTTTGATCTATAGAGTGCCATAGCATATCTAGCTGATCTCCAATGCTAGGATAAACTCTATCTCTTTGATATTGGTTAGCATCATACTCTGCTTGTACCTCTACCATTTTAGCTTCTATGTCAGCTACTGGTATAGGTGTTGTTCCATTTTCCCAAGTAATTGTATTTATATTATCATCTGCAACAGATACTTGAGCATTAGGATTTATTTTAAGTATTGCATTTATTATAATTTCATTTGTCATAATTTATCCTGATATTTCAAAAGCTGTAATTGTTCCTTGATTATTGTTATCAATACCATTTAGATAAGCAGTTCCAGAACCAACAGCTCTAAAATAAACTTGATATGTTAATTGTGATGTTGATGATGGACTATCAAGATATTGCATAGTGTGAGGAACATTTATTAAAGCACTAACTTTAGACCAAACTGTTCCCATTCCTAAATTAGAATTTCCTAAATTGGTAGAATCTCTAAATATTGTTGCTGTAGTATAACTTTCGTTATTGTTATTTCTAATACATGTACTTGCCATAACAAAAACTTTATTTGAAGTTGAACTTGGAGTTATATTTACAGTTAATCCATTACTAGCTGTAACAAAAGAAGTTGAAGTTGTTGTTACTCTACTACTTGTATTTGCAGTAACTATTTGCAAAACCTTACCACCTACACCAGCTGGTAAAGCAGTTATCGCTGAGATGGTATTATTATTAGGCTTGATTATAGACATCTCAGAATCTCCTCATCTTTGTTAAACTTGTTTAACGAAGCAGATATTGTATTATTGTTTGGTTTAATTATTGCCATTATGCGTTCTCCAATGCTGTTACTTTAGCTTCAAGTGTTTCAATTCTTTCCATAGCTTCTTGTAATGCTTTAACTGATTTCATGTATAAAACAGAATATTTAACTTCTTTATAACTTTCTTCTTTTATATCTCCGATATTTTTACCTTCTGGCAAAACATCATTTTCAGTATAAAGTACATCTGGTTTATCTTTAACAAGACCATTCATACCAGATGCTTCTAAGTCTTGTGCTATAACTCCAAGAAGTTGTTTGTCTGGAGAAATTTTAAGATTATAATTTTTTATTTTTAATTTTTTAATATCATTCCATTGAGAATTAGCATCAGTTTCATTTTCTTTAAATTTTCTATCTGATAAAGAACCATAGCTATTAAAAGTATTAAAAACATCTCCATCAGCTTCAATTAAAAAATGTCTTGTTTCTGTTCCAGCATGGTCTGAATTTATAGCAAAAACATCAAATGTGCTTGTGCTTCTTTGATCATAAAATGTAACTAATGGACTTCCTGTATTTCCTTTTACATATAATGTATTATTACCTAATGATGTTTCGCCAATACCAACTTGACCAGTACTAAAAATACGCATACGTTCTGTATCATTAGTAGCAAAAACCATATCAGAATTTTCAAAATTCCAAAGTTCAACTCTTGGTGTGCTATCAATTCTTGCAACAAAACCATCACCAGTACCAGAGCCAGTTGCTGTTGATGATAATTTCATTACTGGATAAGTTGAATGAATATGTAATCCACCATAAGCAGTTGGAGGTGTTGGAGAAATTCCTATCCCAACATTCTCACTACTATCAATAGTTATAGCTGTTGCGTCTGCACTTGATGTAATACCAGCCACTCCACCTACACCACTTGCAAGTTTCGCAGAAGTTATTGCACCATCTGCAACTTTAGCAGTTGTAACTGTAGCATCACTAGGTACACCAAGATCAAGAACATCACCAAGTATCTGAATAAAATCTATAACATCTCCTGTAGCAAGGTTGCTAGCAAAAGTAATTGTAGAACCACTAACAGTAAAAGATGGATTAGCTCCACCAGGTTTTTGGATTGTACCATTTAAAGATACAATCATGTGATTTGAACTCTGTGGAATTACATTAACTGATCCTACTTGCATAGTGTATGCAGCTTGACCATTAACTACAGATATTGCATCACAAATCTGAAAGTTTCCTACTGTGGGTTTACGACCTATATAACTCAATTCTTACTCCTTAACTTTTTGGGTTATTATCTTTTATACTTTTAATTCTAGCTTTCCAAGAATTTATATCTTTATAAATTTCATCTAGCTGTTCACCAATATC